ACCCAGCAAAGTCCATATGAAACCGCGAATTTCTATACCAAACGATTGGTTATATTTAGTGATGCAGAAGATTATGCCGGTGATGTTTCTGTTCTAAAAGCGATGACTGGTGGAGATTTACTTCCTTATGAAAGAAAGTATAAGGATGCTGAACAGCCTTTTCTTTTCCAAGGGACTGTCATGATTGCTTCTAACCATCCTATTAAATCTTCTGACAAATCATCGGCTTTATCCAGGAGGATGATAAGTATTGTTTTTAACCAGGTTGTGTCCGAGAAAGAAAAAACAGAAAACCAAAATTTTGAAGATGAGTTAATAAGTGAGCTACCTGGCTTATTCAATAAACTGGTTCAAATCTCTCCGGATGAGGTTACACGAGCAATCCGCAAGCTGGCACCATCGATACTTGAAACCAAATTGGATGCAGAGATGGAAGCTAACTCCATTCTTGCATGGGCGCATGAATGGCTAGTGCGATGTGAAGATGGTCAGTCAGAAACGCGAATAGGTAGCGCCCCTCTTTCTGGTACCTATGCAACTACATCTTATCTTTATGGTAGTTATCTTATTTTTTGTGATAGCCAAGGAAGAAAGCCAGTTGGTTTGGTCAACTTCAGCGAATACGTTATTGATAATTGTATTTCTCGTGGAGTGAATACCGAGAAGATCAAAACAAAGGCCGGGATGATTCTTGAAGGTCTTAGATTGCGTACCAAAGAGGATAAATGTGATTACTTATTTATTTAAATCAGTGAAGGGTTGTGAAGGGTTGGTGAAGGGTGAAAGCCAGCTGTTGCAGGGCTTGCAGGGTATGCAGGGTTTTTATAATGTTTAAATATAATGACTGTAAGAATACCTATATAAAGAAACTTTGTGCTTTAACCCTGCATACCCTGCAAGCCTTTGCACTGTATAGGTTTCGGCCTTCACCAACCCTTCACAAATATCAGATCAACCCTGCACAACCGAGTATCAGAGGTTTCCTGGGAAACTTTCCTTCACAAACAAAAAGGTACTAGGCCAGCTTTGGAAGACAAGGGTCATTCTCACCCCGCTGTTCGGTTAGTCGCAGACATATTATGTCCACTTTACTTTCACTATCGATATATTATATTCAATAGGTTTTATATATGACCGAAATCACACATCTAGATTGCACTGCATTAGACCTGGCAAACATCACAGGAATAACAAAGCAACGTATTCACCAATTGGTTAAGGAGGGTGTAATCAAAAAAACTGAACGCGGGGTATTTAACCTGGTGGAATCGGTATGTGATTACTGTGTGTATATCCGTGGTGTTTCACGTGGATCTGATACAAAAAAAGAAGGTGATACACATCGTAATAAATTACTTAAAGCAAAGGCTGATATGGCAGCAATGGAAGTATCGAAAATGAAAGGCGATTTAATAAGTGCCAGTGTACAACGTTCACATGATTACGCCCTGGCCACGATATTAAAAAACAATTTATTTTCAATTCCTGATCGTATATCCGCAATAATTGCCGCTGAGAGCGAAGCTAGCACAGTACATGATTTAATTACTCAAGAAGTCCGTAACAGCTTAGACAACGTTATCAAAAGCATGGAGAAAACTGAAGTTGATGACGCNAGTCTTGATGTAACCAGAAGACAAAGCAATGAGTTGCTGACAAAGGAAAACAGTAATGAATAACAACTTAAATTTAAATAATTATTTAGATAAATAACACTTGAAATTTGATTTAGCTATTAATTTTATCCTTGTATTTTATATAATTTATGATTACAATTTTTATTAGTTTCTACTTGAGATTAGTTATTAGTAACGAATGCCCTGTTTTTTTTGGGATAGTTTCTACTAAAAATACAATTTCAAGGGAAGGTCAAATTTACACTTCTACGACCCTGCAACGTTTATTGGGTTCCCTGATTGGGGAATATTTAATAGTGCGTATGTGGGGTTTTCTATTTATACCCCTCAATTACGCGTTTAAGGAGACTCACTATGCCTGAGTTATTAACGCGGCAAAAAAGAAATAATCAACTACCAGATGATTTGCTTCATAGAACTGCAATATTTCAACGTGGTTCAATTGATAAAAAAAATCGTACTGCGGAGCTGGCCTTCTCAAGTGAAACAGACAAAGTTGAGAGGTGGTTTGGTATTGAGATACTTGACCATGGCCCTGCCTCGATCCGTTTAGATCGTATTGGAAATAAAGCCCCCCTCCTTATTGATCATAATGCTGCCGACCAGGTAGGTGTTATTGAGTCAGTGAAAATTGGTGCTGATCGAGTAGCCCGTGCAATTGTTCGATTTAGTAAAGGATCAAGAGGAAATGATATTTTTTCTGATGTGGTAGACGGTATTCGCACAAAAGTATCGGTTGGTTATTTAACGCACGCACGCGAAGAAACAAACGAAGGAACTGAGCATAAGCCTATTTTCAGAGTGACCGATTGGGAACCGTATGAAATAAGCATTGTATCAATTCCAGCAGATGATTCAGTCGGCATTGGCCGTACTGCTAACACAACATATTTTGAGGACACTAACATGCCTGAACAACAAACAAATGAAAGTGAAGTTAAACTTTCCAGATCACAGAAAACGGCTGCTAGATTAGCGGTTGAAGATGAGCGATTAAGAATTGCCGAAATAACCTCAATAGCTGGTAATCGTGGCCTTCAAAATCTAGGTCAGACATATATTGATAATGGTAAGTCATTAGATGAATTTCGAGCCGCTGTTTTAGATTCCATGCCAGAACCAAAAGCAGCCCCAAGCGCAGACGTTATGTATGAGGGCCGTGGTAATGCTTATGGTAACCATGGTTCACGCACCTTCAGTATTAGAAACGCGATTCTTGGACAATTACCTGGATCAAATATTGATAATGGCTATGAGCGCGAAGTTTCTCAAGGTTTGGCGCGACAATTCGGTAAAAACCCTTCATCGATTCTAGTTCCAATTGGAATGCCATCACGTGATGATCGAACAATGCAGGTATCAGTTGCTGGTACTGGTGGAAATATATCACCGTATGATTACCGCCCAGATCAATTAGTGGATGCTTTGGTCGCTGAATCGGCAATCCTTAACTTGCCTATAATGCATATTCCAGATGCGGTTGGTGATGTGATTTTGCCCAGGGTTACCTCAAATATGAGTGTTGGTTGGAGTGATCTTGATTCCGTTGATAGCATTGCTGCGACTGACCCTACTTTTGATCAGATTACGTTTAGCCCCACCAGTATTACAGCTATAACTAAATTGAGTCACAAGCTACTTAAGCAATCAACGCCTCAGGCTGATGCAATTATTCAAAATATGCTGGCACTAGAAATTGCTAAGGAATTTGACCTTAAATGTGTGCAGGGTGATGGAACGTTGAACACCATAACGGGCATTATCAACACGACAGGTATTGGAAACATCGAATATTCAAATGGTGGTTCCCCGACCTGGGCAAATGNTGTCGGAGTCGAGGCACTACNAGCTGNTAACAATGTTTCCGGTGGACATATTGCTTACCTNNTGCATCCAANAATGGCAGCCGCATTGAAAACAACCACTAAAGATGCGGGATCAGGTCGGTTCATTTTGGAAGATGGTGTAATGAATGGTCGACAGGTAGTTGTATCAACAAATGTACCTGCCGGAACTATTATTGTCGGTAGCTGGCAGCAATTCGTAACGGTTACCTGGGGTGTTCTTGAGATTTTAGTTGATCCATATGGAGCTAACTTGGCTACTGGTGACGTATCTATCAGAGCCATTCTTGATGTGGATGCTGGTGTGAGACACCCTGAAGCCTTTGCCACTTTAACCGAAGCAGCAGTATAAAGCCGTTGGCGCGGTTCGGCATCGACTTTCCATCGATGGGAATCACTCCTGGGTATTTTTCCTCATGCTCTACGTGATTACGTAGCTTTGAGCGTATCAAGGTAAATCATAAAGAACTGGCGCTTCGCCACAGCGGAAGCCGATCCAGACTCCTGAAATGGGGACACTCGGCTTTTATTAATTTTTGGATTTAGTTATGCGGGAACATACAGAACACACTCATACAGAAGAGGAAAAACACTTTTGGGCTATGCCTGATTCTGGTGTTATGAAATATATTGAGGATGAAGCAGCACTAATGATTGCAAGTGCGAGAAAAGTTGCTAAAAAAAATGAAGTTGATCAAAAGCAGGCGCTCTGGATTGTAATGACTCTTTATCAAGATTTTTATAAGTAATGGCATTAGCATCAATGTCTTTTGATGGCTCTATTTTAAGCCGTCCTCTACTGGGCTCAATTTTTTGTCTAGTGAATTCTCCTTTCCTGTTCAATAGCCCCTTGTAGGAAAAAATAACAATCTCAGCTACTGGCTTTATCCGCCAAATCCTTCCCCAATGACGCAGTAAAAAATATCAAAAGTCAGGCTTATCTATCTGGCGTACTGGATACACTCAACTTCAAAGAAACTGGCGAAAGCCTTCACAATCGCTTTAACCTGGGTACAGCAGAGGCCG